GAGTTCGTGGAGGTTGAGAGCGGTCGCAAGTCCTCCAGGACGCAACTCGCCGCGGCCCTGGACCTTTGCAAGAGAGAAGGTGCGGAGTTGGTAATTGCCAAACTCGACCGCCTCTCGAGAGACGTGAAGACGATCTTCGAGCTCCGGGACTCCGGAGTGAGGTTCCGAGCGTGCGACCTTCCCGAGTTCAACACACTCACTCTCGCAATCTTCGCGGCCTTCGCGCAATACGAGTCCGAGCGCATCTCCGAGCGCACCGCCGCCGCTCTCGCCGAGCGGAAGACCAGGACCGGGGAGTGGAGGAAGTCCCCACTCACTCCCGAACTCCGAGCGAAGGGAGTGGAGACGAACCGGAAGAAGGCCCTGGAGAACTCCAACAACCGGAGAGCGGTCTTCCTCCTCGAGTCCCTCCAGGGGAAGGGCTACACCTTGCAGAAGAAGGCCGACCTCCTCAATGCGAACGACTACCGCACCTCAAGAGGTTGCAAGTTCACCGCCTCCTCGGTCCGTCTCCTGGAGCTTCGGATGCAGGAGGCCACACCTCCGGAGGTCTTGTAAGGGTTAAGGGCGAAAATTCAACTAATTCTCACGGAACACCTTGTTCCAAGCGTCAACGAATTTACTGGGGGTCTGGAGGCATTTTAACATTTGGAACATCTGGAACACCCCTGTTCCAAGTGTTCCGTCAAAATTAGTAAGGGTTTGGGGCGTGTCTTTTGTAAGTAGTTCCCGTCGCTACTCCCGACCCTATTTGTCGCGCCCGATTGTGCATAAAAGGTGACCCCGGTTGTGCATAAAAGGTGGGGCCTAAATGAAAAAAGGACCCACGACTGGGTCCTTAACTTTGGCCCCGGTCGGAGACCTCGTTATTTCCTCCGACCGAGATACCTAATGCACTCCAAAAGTAACCCTCGGGAAGGGTTGCAACCTATCGCAACCGAAAACTCTTCCCACTCGGACCTCCTTCTCGACCTCGCCGAACCTCAACGACCGCGGCGCATCCTGCAAGGAAGCACACTCCAAGAGCTCGCCTCCAGGACCTTCCCATCTCAAACTCGGCTCCTCGGTGACTTCCTCCACGCGGGGGAGTTTGCGTGCTTGTTTGGGAGGCCTGGACTCGGGAAGTCCCTCCTCTCTCTCGACCTCCTTCGCTCCCTTGCAACCGGAGAAGAGTTCGCTTCTCAAGGACGCAAGGACGCGCTCTCCCTCCTTCCGAACGAACTACCTCCTTCTCGTGTTGGGTGGCTCGACCTGGAGAACTCGGACCGAACGACACACTCCCGCCTCCGACCGAACGAACCGGAGTCCATACTTCGCTACACCTTGAACGAAGAAGACCTCGAGGAAGGTGAGGAGTTCGTTGTTTCTCTCTTCGAGGAACTCCGAGAACTCACTCGCCTCCAAGGGTTCATCTTGTGGGTCCTGGACAACCTCTCCGAGCTCACCGCCGAGCACGCGGGAGCGGAACAACAACAAGTTGCCGCTCTCATTGTGAGGGAGGCGAAGAGGTTCGTCAAGGAGACCGGGTGTGCGTTCGTAATTGTGGCGCATCCAGTCAAGGAACAAGTGGGCTCCATCCAGCTCCACCACCTCCAAGGGAGTGCGAAGTTTGGGCGATCCTTCGAGAGTGTGTTCGCAATCGGCGGACCTATCGACGGGGTGAACAAGGAAGGGAGTCAAGTCCGCTACCTCAAACAAGTGAAGGCACGCAACAACGAGAAGCCGTCGAAGGTGCTCGGTCTGGAGATAGTGCAGGGTGAAGACGGTCTTCCTCGGTTCGAGCGAAGAGACGCGCACGATTGTTCCGAGTTGGAGTGGCTCCACCAACACGAACCGAAACAATCGGCTCTCCGGTCGGACCTCTCCGAGAAGGACCAGGAGGTACTTGAGCTCATTTATGAGGGGAAGACCGGAGCGGAGATAGTGCAGGAGTTGGGGGTCAACCGCGTGGATGTTACAAGAGCACGAAGGAGGGAGGCCACTCGCCGCCTCCGATCGGGAGAAGAGATTGAGGTGGTCACGAAGGACCTCGGTCTCTCCGAGAAGGACCTCGAAGCGGTGACCAAACAACCTCGCCTCGAGCTGTGAAGGAGCGGAAGACCTACCGCTTCGAACTACTTCCCGGCAACCGAGCAAACCTCCGAGAGTGTCCTCGGTGCGGGAAGAGAAGGTTCCGACCCTACCTCGACACTCGGACCGGAGAGGTCCTCGAGCGGTTCGGAAGGTGCAACCGAGTGGAGAGTTGTGGCTTCACCGAGTTCCCCCACCACCTCCTCGAGAACTCCACACCACACCTCCCCGCTCCTCCTCCACTCCCGCCTCCTCCAAGAGTGCAGGGGGTCTTTTGGGACTGGGGTTGCTACACCGCACTCGACCGATCCGGTCGCCTATCGAGTTGGCTCCTGGAGAGGTTCGGGAAGGAGGTCCTGGAGGAAACACACCGGAGGTATCTCCTCGGCTCTCTTGAGGTCGGAGGCCGCACCTTCGAGGTCTTTTGGCATCTCTCGCTCCCGAACAACCTACACACCGCCGCTCTCATTGAGATGCGAAGAGAAGGAGACCGTCTCAAGCGGACCGGGACTCAAACCTGGCTCCACGCGCTCCCGGACTGGAGAGAGGCCGCGCCGAAGGTGTGGACGCAAACTCTCTTCGGACTCAACCAACTCACACTCTTCCGCGGGAAGGAACAACTCACCAAACCTCTCCGCATTGTGGAGGGTTACCGCACCGCAATCGTGTGCTCCATCTACTTCCCCGAGTTCGTGTGGCTCGCCGCCTCAAGCGTGCAAGGGTTGAAACAATACAACTACCGCACCCTCGAACCTCTCAAGGCCTTCACCCTCGAACTCTTCCCGGATGCAGGAGAAGAGGCCGAGAAGGTGTGGAGTGAGGACGCAAAGGAACTCCGCTCTCGAGGGTTCAAGGTGGAACTCAACTCCTCGCTCCTCAATGCATTCAATGCATACAAGGCCCGAGGTGAAGAGGTCGGAGACCTGGAGGACTGTCTTCTCGCCGCGGACCTCCAGACCTTCCGCGCTCGCCTCTCTCGACGGGGTAGGGGGGTCCGGACCGAGTCCCGAGTTTTCCCTTGAGCGTGCCCGTTGAACGTGTGTCGACGGACCCTGAAAACATTTTTGTTCCCCTACTGCAAACAACAACCGGAAACAACTGCAGGACCGGGGGGGTAGGGGTATGCAGAAAATAGAAGACGGTCTTCACTTCATCCCCGCGGTCCATAGTGTGCGCGTGCGCGGAACTTGAAAGTAAAAAGTTGCACCGAGGGGGGGAGGTAGGCGGTGCAGAAACTCCCGCAATCTCGGACCCTACACCGGAACAATCGGAGAGACACTCCAGGAGCGAAAAGAAGAAGGGACCGAGGGAGAGAGTCCTTGTACACACATTCAAGAAATAATATATATTATTACTTGTACGTTCGTTGTTGTTCCTTAACTTCGAGGTATGGAAACGACCTCCCTCCTCCTCGAACCTCAAAAGAGGTGTGTCTTGTACTTCCGCGTCTCAACCGAGAAACAAGGCCGCTCCGGTCTTGGACTGGATGCACAACGGACCGCGGTTGCGTGTTGCGTCTCCGGAGCGGAGGTCCTCGGGGAGTTCGTGGAGGTTGAGAGCGGTCGCAAGTCCTCCAGGACGCAACTCGCCGCGGCCCTGGACCTTTGCAAGAGAGAAGGTGCGGAGTTGGTAATTGCCAAACTCGACCGCCTCTCGAGAGACGTGA